GTAGCACCTTCTGTTCCCCAATCACTCAAAGATGAACTTGATAGTCTGAGTTCTTCTAAAATGACTGAAGATGAGGACGATGATGCAATGTCTTACTTTGCACGACTTGCCGAAGATTGATTAGGGAGAAGTAACTCTAGTATTCTCAGTACGTGCCAGATTTTCTGTTATGTACTGAGATGATGTGGAATAAGTCATTTCTATTCTCATATCATTTAAAAATTGTTGAAGATATGATCTTTTCAGTAAATATATTAGACTTTTTTTATCATTTTTTCTAACTTCATATTCCCAGTTGCTGATTCCAATAAAGGGGTCAGCAATTTTTTCTGATGTTGTGTGTTCAGTATCGTTTGTGTATGTTTTATTATTATCGGTATAATAAATCTTAAATTTTGTTGAATTATTATTACCACCATTAACAACTTTTCCAGATGGCAAAATAATATTACTTTTAGAATCTCTTATTTCTTTGGTTTCATAATGATGAATCTCATTCAAATTATTGCCATGTAATTTAAATGCATATTCATAAAGATTTTTATTTGAAAGAGGCCATTCATCTCTGACATTAATAATTCCTGCAGTCATCGTAACAACCCAATCGAGTTGGGAGTCTCCATAAAATTCTTCTGCTACAGTGTCTGGTCTTGAACCCTCTGGTATTTCATATTTGTCAAATATCGTAAATACATTTTGAAGATCATCACGAAATCTACATCTTCTAAAAAAGTTTTTAACAATCAAATAATTTTGAGAAGAGTTGCTATCAGAAAGAAATGATTGATATGCTAGATTTGGTAATTCTCTAAAATAACCCATTTTAGTATCCTACTCCTGTTCCTGCTGTTGTATCGTCATAATCAATATCATAAATTGGTTCGAGTTCTTGAAATGATAATGAAATTGATGTGGAAACTGGTGTTCCATCGCCATAAGTTGAGTAATTGCCTGATGATGTGTAGTCAACAGATAAATTGGTCAGAAAACACTGCTTAAATTTATTCAAAAAAGAATGTTCTTTCGATCCTTGTCTATAGATTAATTCAAAAACGTTTGGTGTTTCTAAATATAATGTTGCGTCTTTACCTGCTTTTGGCGCCATGTTCTTTTTTAATGAACGTATAATATTTCTTATTTCAATAGATTCTTTTCGATTTCTTGGAGTTAATTGAAACTGAAATTGAAATTCTCTTAATGCTGGACCATTAAATAATAATTCCATATTAGGATTAAAAACTTTTCCATCAGTTCTTGATTGAATTTGATTAAAATCTACATTTGAACCAAGAGAATTGGCAATACTTGCAGCAAGTTGTTTATTTATAATGTCTGAAGCATTCTCAAGATTCAATCCTGTTTGAGCAAAACTTTTTTTGCTTACCTCGGTTATGTTATTAATAATATCATTTATGTTTAGACTGTTTACAGATTTTCCCGCACCCAAAGCAAAAGAAAGAACACCACTAGAAATGCTATTAAGACTACTTGCGCCATAATCAACTCTATTTCCATCTTGCAAACTTGATGGCATTGGTAGAAGTATAATTTCTTTTACTAATTTTGGATTTATTCTTCTAAATCCTTCTTGTGGAGACCTTGTAAGTTTTGTGATGCTCGTGTTTTCTTTTAATATTTCTGTACCATTCTCGTCTTTGGGACTTGAGGATATATTTATATTATTAAATTTTTGTCCTAAAGGTTTATAGTTTACAATATTGATTTGCAAATAATCAGTTTTTGAAGTAAATGCCTTTAATGGATATCTATGTACTTTAGACATTATAGTTTTCTAACTATTTAGAAGGAATTTGGCATATGGAATCCTTCTCATATCTGTGAGTTCTTCTCTTTGAACTTCATATAATTGTCCTATGACTTCATTCCATGTATATCTCCTTGGTTTTGCCCAATGAAAGTTATATCCATCAAAACCAAAGTCGTATACATTATCTGCAAGTATTAATGGATGTTGGTCATATACTATTCCAGGAGTTTTTGCATTATAAACAAAGGTATACAATTTTCCAGGAGATGGAATGAATCCACTTGGATCAAGTGTTTCCATTATTTTCATCATCAAATCTTCAGGATCTTCTGTTCCTATTAGTTCATTTACAATATTTCTAACTCTATTACTAGAATCACTTGTGGGTCTTTTTTCCCTAGGATCTTTTTTTATATTTTTTTCATAAACATTAGATCCTACTTTAATATTAGGATCACTGCTATAAGTTACTTCACCGGTTTGTAGAACATAATTATATCCTTTTCCAATTCTACCACCTTTTCTAATGGTGCGTTTTGCCATTACTTGATACCTTCTTTATCAACAAACATTCCACCATTTTTTAAGATAAGATAACGAGATAGTTTTGTCTTTTCTATGGTTTCAGTCATAGATGCATAGATTTTTCCATTATAAATGACAGGTTTTCTGTTGGCACTTGGTCTGCCTTTCATCATTTCACTATGTCTTCTATGCTTCTCTTTATCATTACGATTTCTTTCTGCCATTTTCTTCAAATTTTCAGTATAATATGACATAGGTCTTGGATTATTTTTTAATTTTTCTTTCCAAGTATTTGATTGCTTTTTTCTTACTTCCTCTGGGATTTTCTTTCCTTTTAAACTTATTTTATTTGCAGCACTAATTTTTGCCTTAACTTCTGGTCTTTTTGTTGGACTATTATCTCCATACATCTTAGGAGGAGCATTACCACCATCTGCAATATTCATTAAAATTCCCGTATTATCGCACTTTTTACCGAATATAGAAATCATATAGATTTCGTGTTTAAATGCCTCTTCTTCAGTTATATTTTGCTTTAGTTTGATTATTCTACTTTTATCTTTTGGTGGGTTACAATTTTTACCTCTATGATCGTATAATCTATCTCCTTTTCCTTTTCCGATATAATATGGAGACCCATCATTTTGCAAATAGGCGTATGTATAATATTCACTCATTTTTATATTTTAGTAATATACCATTATTTATAATTAAAACAATTCATTCTCAGTTAATACTTTAAACTCATAACCACGATCAAGACACCATTCTTTTGCAGCTTCCCATTTTGCCTGATTTCTTACATATTCCTTTACTTCATAAATATAACCTTTTGTTTTTTTCTGTTGAACCTTTGGTTCAAGTGTTTGTTTAAAAGGTTTTACTTCAATCAACATTTTTTTAATCACACCATTAGTTTCTCTGACTTTGATGTAAAAGTCTGGAAAGTAACGATGAACTCTATTATCTAATGGTGATCGATATGGTAGAGCAATTTCTTCACTACCCCACTCTAAAATATTTTCATTCTTATCGCAGTAAACCATAAACTTTCGCTCCCATAGAGAACGATAAATTATATTCGATGGATTTCCTTTATATTTTTTAGGAAAGGATGGTTGAAATTTTCCTTTATATGCCATCTAAATACTTAATAATGTAGAACCCTTATAAGGTATTTAGAGTGGCAAATTCTCTAGTCAAAAGAATAACATCACCAGAAGTTAAGGATATTTTTGGAAATTTATCAAAATCTAATCATTATTTGGTATCTTTTTCGACTTTAAAGAAAACAATTACCGAACATGTAAAATATAAATTTGGTGTTGAAAATGTAGAAGAATTTCTTTCTAGAAAATCTGGTCTTCTCTGTTCTGAGGCATCTTTACCAACAAGTGCTTTTGCAAAATTTACAGTTAATGATAATTTTTTAGGAATACCGCAAGAATTTGCTCATACTAGATTATATACTGATTTGGATTTTACTTTTTATGTTGACAAAGATTATAAAAATTTGAGATTATTTGAAGGATGGATGGATTATATTTCCAGCGGTTCGGAATATTATGATAGAGTAAATGAACTTCAGGATAATTATTATCGAAGAATGATGTATCCGGATGATTATAAAGTCCAGACTATGAATATTATTAAATTTGAAAAAGACTATTCAAATCAGTTAGAATACCAATTTATAAATGCATTTCCAGTATCTGTTATTTCCGTTCCAGTTTCATATGGTCCTTCAGAAATTTTAAAGGTTACAGTTACTTTTAATTATGATCGATACATTATAAATCCAAAAGGCAATTATCGCCCAGGAAAGACTAAGTTTAAATCAATAGCTGGATCTGCAACACGACTGGAAGAGGTAAGAGGAGGATCATATCAAACAAGAGAACTTCCATCAATTTATTCAATACCACCATCAGCATTTCCTCCACCGCCTGTAAATTTACCACCACTACCATCATCATCTTCAGTTAGACAACCTCAAACTTCAACTACAACTCAAACTCAACTTCCTGTTTCAGATCAAATATTTCCGGGACTTAATTGATAAATAATCAAAACTGAATTTGTCATAGGATATTATGCCTTTACCAAAAATTGCCACACCAACATATGAGTTGGAATTGCCTTCTACTGGGAAAAAAATTAAATATCGTCCATTTCTTGTAAAAGAAGAAAAAATATTGATTATGGCATTAGAATCTGAAGACATGAAACAGATTACAGATGCAATTGTCAATACTTTGAATGATTGTATTATGACTAGAGGAGTGAAAATTTCTAACTTATCTACTTTTGATATTGAATATCTTTTTTTAAATGTCAGATCAAAATCTGTAGGAGAATCTATAGAAGTTTCTATAACATGTCCAGATGATAATGAAACTAAAGTAGATGTTGAGATTGATATTGATTCGATTAAGATACTTAAAAATAGCGACCATAACAATATTATAAAATTGGATGATGAACTTTCGATGAAAATGAAATATCCATCCATTTCTCAATTTGTTGAAAATAATTTTGATACTGGCGATGACAATGATGATATTAAAAAATCTTTGAGTTTGATTACTTCATGTATTGATATTATATACAATAAAGAAGAAAGTTGGCAAGCGTCTGATTGTACCAAAAAAGAATTGGAAGAATTTGTAGATCAATTGAATACGAAACAATTTAAAGAAATTGAAACATTTTTTAATACTATGCCAAAGTTATCTCATGTAGTTCTCGTTAAGAATCCCAATACTAATGTAGAATCTGAAGTTACGTTGGAAGGATTGGCAAGTTTTTTCAATTAAGTATGGCTCATACTGATCTTGAGTCATACTATAAAGTAAATTTTTCGTTAATTCAGCATCATAAATATTCTTTGACAGAGCTTGAAAATATGATTCCATGGGAACGTGAAGTTTATCTTTCTTTGCTTCATCAATACATTGAAGAAGAGAATTTAAAAGCACAACAACAAAATGGAATTTAGTAAAGTTTAATGATTAACTCAATATTCTCAGGTCTTTCACAAAGAATATCACAGAAAACAAATATCACTAATAGAGCAGTCTCGGCATCTTTAACTGAGACTAACTCATTATTAATGGATATTCGCAGACAATTATCTGTAGATTATTCTAGACGAATAAATGATGAAAGGTCTGAAAATATTATCAATAGAAAAAGAGTTTCTAAAGAAAAATTTTTATTAAAGGAAAATCTAGTAGAAACTATAAAGAGTATTGGAAGTAATGTTGGAAAAGCAGTAATATCCCCATTCAATAAATCTATTTCCAATTTAGGGAATGTTTTAAGAAATCTTCTCTTAAGCATAGGAGTTAATGCTGCTTTTAAGTGGTTATCTAAAAAAGAAAATCTTGAAAATCTTAATGAGTGGGTTAATACCATTTCAAGTAAGTGGAAAGAGATATTGGGAATAATTACAGGATTGGGGGGATTATTTGCCATAGGAAAATTGATAGGTCCTCTTATGACTCTCAAAAGGATATTCACTTTCTTATCCTTACCAAGAGTTTTAGGTGCGATGGGAATACTTTTTGCGATTAAAGAATCTCCACAATTTGGCGATAAACTTAGAGAAATTGGAGACAAACTTGATGAAATGAGTAAAAACCAAGAAGGTTTGCCCAAAACTGGTTTAGAAATATTATCTAAAGCACTCGAAGGTAGTGGAATAGTTTCAGATATATTTACTTCTCCTATTAAAGGACTTATGGAAATTATTAAATCTGGTGGCAATATCACAAAATCAAATGAAGTGATGGAGGAACGTGATAGAATACTGAGGGAAAATATAAGAGAATTCTTATTTAATCTTAAGATTCCTGGACTTAAAATACCAGAAACTCCAGGTTCTTTTGGAACAAGTGGTTTATATGATATTAAAATAGAGAACTGGAAGAAAATTTTAGGAGAGACATTTCAGGGAGTTCGGCAATTATTTAATGAATCCCCTAAAAACACTACAAATGGAAACGGAGTAAATGCTGAACCGGTTCGTATTAAAGTGGAACCATATAGTACACAAAGTTTTAAACCTAGTGGTAATAATTTTTCAACAGCGTTCTTAACTTTACCTCCAGAGATATTACAATCACCACCATCAATTCAGGCAATACCTACATCAACAGAAGGGGATATATCAGTTCCTACAGTAACATCTTTCGATTCTGCAAATCCATATGTTGTTCAGATTTCTAAAGAAATATACGGAATGTTCGCATAAAAAATGGATAATCGTACTATAAGACAGGCAGAAAATATAAAAATAAACGCAACAGGTCTTAGAAATTTTTTGCGTTTATCAAATAAAAAATTATTTGCCTATGGCAAAAAGAATGATAATTTTAAAAATGTTCAATTACAAAAACAAAATATACAACAAAAAATTAGTGGATCTGGACTTAGGGGAAATATATTTGCATCCTCTTCCGGTCTTATAGGAACATCATCAATGTCTATAGGTGCAGGAAATATCTTTAATAACATAATGAGAGTTGGTTCTAGTTTGTTGATTTCTATTTTAGTTAATAATCTACCAAAAATTATTAAAAAAATAAGAGATGTTATTGACACTATTGAGAATTATATAAATCCCATTAAAAAGTTTTTTGATAGTATGAAAAAAACTTTTTATGATAATATTAAGGAAATAAATCAAATAGAAAAACTTAAAGAGTATGGCGATTTGATAAAAAATATTCCAACCATAAAAGAAACAATAGATTTTATTAATGAAAAATATCAAGGTATTAGAACTAAAGTAGATAATTTATTTGGCGGTAGTAAAGATATGGTTTTGGCAAAAGAAGATGGTGTAGAGGGTTTTATTGATAAACTTAATGACAATAAATTTATTCCATTAGAATGGTCAGTAGAAGAAAAATTGAGATATGAATTTATGAAATATAAAGATGTAATCCAAAATAAATTAACACCTTATTTTGCATGGATTGTAAAAACATTTTATTCTCCTCTGAAAGATTTACCAAATCTTCTTTTTTGGAGGGATGCTTACAAAAATACCTCTGATAGTTTAAAATCAAAAATTCTTGAAATGTCTGAAAAAATATATGGAAAAATGTACGTGGATACTTTAGGAAAATTTAAAATTAAAATGTCAAATCTTCTTAATGAAATAAAAGGATTGATCCTCGGCAGTTCTAAATTTACAAATCAAGACAATACTATTAAGTCAGTATTGGAGAATATTTCATACGCTCCACCATCTAAATCTCAAGAATATATTTTAGCATCAAAATTTAATGACGTTCAACCTCCTCCACCAATTTATGAGCATGATAGTAAGTTGATAATTGCCGTTAAACCAATTATCAGAGAAAATATTAAATATATTGCTTATGAATCAAGTTCAACTCAATTCCAATCGGATTCAAATATAAGTTCACAAATATCTAAAATTTGGGAGATGGTATAAAAATGTCAAGTGCAATTAGACCAGCAAAATATGAAAAACTCAGTATTATAAAAAATAATACTGAAGTCAGATTGGAAGGAAAAACTTCCAGTTTTCAATACTATGAGAGTGTACTATCTCCTTTCGTAACTGTAAAAATGAGTTATGTTGATACTGGAAATGGAACTATTTCAAATACTGATCGTCAGGGGAGAGTAGGAACAATTTATAATTCTCTTCCGATTGAAGGGGAAGAACAGATTTCATTTTTAATACAATCTAAATTGGGAGAATTAAATTTTTTACAGAATCCTTTGTTGGTAAATGGATCTTCTAATTCGGGACAAGATTCTACAAAAGAGACCATTTTTTTAGATTTGATTTCGAAAGAAGGGTTGATAAACTTTGGAAAGACCTTGAATAAAAAATATAGCGGAACAATATATGAATCTGTAAATAAAATTTTAAAGGATGAATTTGGAATTCCATTTAATTCAAAAAATATAGAAAAAACAAAAAGAAATTATACTTTTATTGGTGGAGGAAGAACTCCGCTGGATATTTTAATTGATTTAGCTTCTAAATCAAGTCCAGAGCAAGGTAAACCTGGATTTTTCTTTTTTCAAACTCAAGATGGATTTAATTTTAGGTCAATAGATAGTTTAATTTCTCAAGATCCTAAAGCAGTTTATAAGTATACTGGAGCAATTAGATCTACACTAAATGGTGAGGATAATAATTTTAAGATAATGCAATTTTCTGTAGGAAAAAATAGAAATTTAATTAACTCTCTTAAAACAGGTGTTTATGTAAGTAGGCACATATTTTTTGATCCCAGAACCTTTAAATATACAGAAAAATATTTCAATATAGAAAATGGAACAATAACTAAATTGGGATCTAATATTTCAATACCAAGTAGTGCTAAACAAAATGTATCATCAAATTATGTAAGAACATTCCAACATATATTAGATGTTGGATTTTATGAGCAGGGAATAGGGAAAAAATATGATGATGATCCTGCTCTTCAAGTTGCAGAGGCAACGATGAGATATAATTTATTATTTGAACATGTTATAACAATGACAGTTCCTTGCAATCCAAATTTAAGAGCGGGCGACATTATTGAATGTTATTTTGAAAAAATTACAACTGATTCAAAAAATCAGGGATTTTTTGATGAGAATCAAAGCGGAAAATATTTAATTTTACATCTTTGTCATTATTTTGATACTAAAGTTTCGATAACATCTTTAACCATTGTTAGAGATTCGTATGGAATATATACTAATAAAAATGCAGACTAATGTTTAATAATTTCAGTAAAGATTCTCCTAATTTCTTCATAGGAACCGTTGTTGAAATGGATTATCAGAAAGAGCAAGTGGTACAAGGTATTGGTTGGGGGTGGAGATATAAAATTGCTATACAGGGAGATTATACAAATAATAATTCTGATATTTTGCCAGAAAAAATAGGTTATGGTATTTGTTTGTTACCAACAACTGCTGGATCTGGAGGTGCGGGTAGAAGAACTCCAGTTTTAATATCTCAAGGTGATAAAGTTTTTGGTATAAAATTGGGAGGAGTGGACGGAATACCAATTATTTTAGGAACATTTCCAAGAACGACTGATATAGAACTTGGGACTAAAATTCATGATTGTAAGAGTGGATATGGTGGAAATTTGAAGAGAACTTCTTTATTGATTGAAGAAACAAATGAGAGTTGTAAAGGTAATACTCTTCAGTGTAGTAAAGGTGGTGCAAATAAATCAAATAGAGCACTTCCTTCATAATAAATAAAAACAAACAGAGTAATTGATTGATGACTGCCAGATCAGATAGCGATGCTACGGGAGTTTCTGTAATACTTGCAGACCCATGCAAAGATAATTTTTTTGCTGAAATGGAATCTATTCTAGATAACTTTTTTTCAAAAGTTACTAGAGTTGGAAATTTTGTACTTGATTTGCCAAATCAAATTAAATTAGCTTCTAAAAATTTATTAAGCGTTGCGACAGGATTTATTAATGCTCTTTCTGGATCACTATCTGATAAATTGGTAGAATTTGTTCAAAATGGATTAAAAGACATTGCTGATAATGTTAGCAAAGCTTTGTTTGGAGAACCAGTCACAAAAATAATTGCAAAAATAGGAGAAGAGCAAACAAAAATTGTAGACCCAATCAAGGCATTATTTAAAGGATTGGAGTGTGTTGCGGCAAAAGTAATACAAGCAACTCAAAATGTTTTTAGCGATTTACTTTCTTCTGCCGTTAAAAATGTTTTAAATGTTCCAAGATGTGCTGTAGAGCAAATTTTGGGAGCTTTTTCAAATAAAGTTATCAATTTAATAGATTCTTTTGTCAGTCCATTATTGGAACCTTTAGAAAAAGTCTTCAATTTTGTTTTTAAGGTTAGAGATTTTTTGGTTGGATCTGCAAATTTGATGAGAAAAATTACAAATTTATTTAAATGCGGAGAAAAACAAAAATGCCCTGCTTCTACAAAGTATGTAATTAATAAAGGATTGAGCAAAGATATTGACGACCAATTTAAAAATATAGATAATGCAATTAGTCAGGCAGAAAGTGCATTTTCTCTTGTAAATTCTGGATTTGTAGGATCTTTTCTAGAAGAAGAATATGGTAAGTGGAATATTTTTGGGAAACCTTTGAGTGAGGCAAGTCCTTCAGATCCTTGCTATATTGGAAACATATTCGAATGCGGAACACCAAAGGTTGAATTTTTTGGTGGAGGTGGAACTGGCGCTGCCGGTAGAGTAATACTTGGAAAATTTGTTGATGAATTGGATCCTGAAAATGCTTTGGGATCAGTTAAAAAAACCGCAAGTATTATTGGTGTACAAATTGATAATCCTGGAAGTGGGTACGAAGATGCTCCATTTGTAACATTTAGCGATAATTGTGATAAGGGTTATGGTGCCTACGGACGTGCAATAATTGAAAATGGGCAAGTAAAATATGTTGTTATTACAAGTAATGGTGAAAATTATCCTGCGGAAGTCGATCAGCAAGATGACATATTCTATATTGATAATGTGATTATTGAAAATCCGGGACAAGATTACCAAGAAACTGATACAACCACTGGATTAGATTTAAAGATTGTTGATGGTAAAATTTCTTCGGTCGATATTCAAGATGTAGCATTCAATGGTTATCCAGACCTAAATATCAATAGTAGTACAGGATATGGAGCTATATTAAGACCTATTATGAGAATAGTTCCTCCACAAAAAGAAGTAATTCGAGTTATAGATTGCGTGAAGTAATATGGCAAATCAAGAGTCTAGAAGTATAAATTCAAGTAGTCCAAAATTTTTAGTAGAAACTGGTAATAATTCAGAAACTTATGCCGGAAAATGTGCATATTCTTCCCAGGCAATTACTGATAGTGGCCTTCGTTTTATTATGGCACATCATGAAAACGGTATCACTAGAATCAACCCAGAAGGTTCTTTGGAAATAGTTGCCGGAGATAAAAATCCTGCAGATTCAGAAGATATTGTTCTTATAGCATTAAATGGTCATATTGATTTAAAATCAACATCAGGACATGTAAGCACAAAAGCGCAGCAAATTGTTTTGCAAGCAACTGAGGAGATTGTTATAGATGCTCCTACGATCAGAATAGGTTCTTCGACATTAAATGCAACGAAGGAAATACGATTAATTGCTCAAGATGTAAAGGTGCAGATTGGTGAAAATGAACCAAAAAGTATGGGAGATACATTGAAAGTTAGTAATATATTTAAATCTATGAGTGGTCCAGGATCTGTTCTTGATGTTGCTAAACTATTAAATATATCTTAAACCTATGGCAAATAATATACCTAATGATATTTCTTTTAGTCAATCTGGAAATTCGGTATTTGAAATTGTTTACATTTATGATAAACTTTATGTAGAAGCGATTGAAGTATCTGGTGGCAGTATTAATATTGACGAACTTAATGCAAAAAGAAAACTTACAGTAGGAACATCTGGAACAGTATTTAATGCTCAACAAGGTGTTGGTGTTGGTGTAGGAACCATTTCTCCAAGAAGTGTTCTTGATGTTAATGGAAATTTATTAGTATATGGTAATATTGGAGTTGGAACTACAGCAATACCCGAACAAAGAATTGATATTGATGGAAGCATTAAGATTGATGAGAATATCTATGATAGTGTAAATTCTCCAGGTGAAAATAATTATTTCTTATCGAGAGATGGAAATGGAATTCGCTGGGTTTCCC